TGGATTGTATGGATTGTATGGATTGTATGGATTGTATGGATTGTATGGATTGTATTGTAGTGATCAGTGGGTGAGTTGTGTTTATTATGTTATCGCAATGTTATGAAGTTATGCCGTTTGCCACCACTTGTACACTTTGTATAAGAATAACACTCCGGAAACAATGCCCACCGTGATTTTTGTGGCATCCGGCAATTCGGTGGAAGCCAACGCAATAATTACAGCCGTCAGAAAATACATCCAAACAAGACTTTGTATTCGGTTCAAAAATTCGGTTCCGAACTTCCCAGGATCATCGCGCAATTGTTTCATAAACATGAGATAAATCAAATAATAAAACTGCCAAATAACAGGGAAAATTGTGACCCAGCCAAACAAGCACATCCACACAAATGTCCAAAATAATATGAATCCCTGTTTGCACAATTGCCAAATGGCTGAATTCGTAAAGTACGCCAACGGCAAGAATGCAGTTAAACCGCCCAACCAGCCCGGAATCCATAAGAACCACACCAACCCTAAAAAGGACATAAATAACCCGATTGTTAACAGGTCAAATGCTAGCCGAAATAGCGATGCAAATATGCGTGCCACTTTTGTGGAATTTCCACTTTCACTTTCAATTGTGGTTGTAAACCCCTTCAATACATCAAACACTTTGTGCAAAATTAAGCCACCCGCTTGGTAGGATGACTGTTGGGTGCGTTCAAACCACCACGACAGCCCCACCACCCTTTCTCTTATTTGGGCCTGATTGGACATGTCGACTGGTCCCGGATTGAGCCGGGTGGCATACGGGTTGTTATCGGCGGGGTTGAGGTTGTTACCCAAAATTTCACCAAAAATCGGATAAGACGCATTGGTGTCAATGCTTGTCGCGTTCAAATAGTTGGACGTTGCAATCCAACAAAACACAATGAACCCGGCCAATATTTTCAGAATTAAAATGAAGTAGTCGCCGAACTGAGACGGCGTGTATGCAAATCCGTCTCCTCCGCTTCCGCTTCCGCTTGTGCTTGCGGATGCGGATTTACGGGCCCTGGTTTTGATGTTTTTCAGCGTGATCGTCATTGGGAAAGGGTCACCTAATTATTATAATACTAATTTATTATAATATTATTTCGCGATTTATTGCTAAATGCACATGTTATTGCATTTATGCATATATGCATTTATCTCGCATACATGAGCGCGCAGTTGCCGCCGATGAATGTGAGCACGTTGTACCTCTCTTCCAGCACGGTTAAATCATAATTGTAGTCGTAGATGCGCCACTGCGGCTTATTCACGCCCTCGGGGATGCCCGTTTCGGGGTCGCAAATCGTGTAAAAGTTGGCGCTGGGGTCCAGCGGCGGCACGTACGTGGTGAATTCCAGCTCAATGGTAGAGAACTTGCTCATGTTGATTGCGCCGCTTGGCTGGTAAGTGTCGTTGTCGGCATTCAGGCCGAAGTTGTAAATGTAGAGCCCGAACGGTGCGGACCCCGATGTGCGGATGTACTTTTCTACGTAGTTGTAGACGCCCGCTTCCAGCCGGTTCTCGCGGTACGAGCCGTTCAGCAGGATGCCCAGCTGCTGCAGAATCTCGCGCTGGTTCTCCACGTTGTAGTCCTGTGTTATAAAAAGCCCCGATGGCGTGCCGCTGGGCTCCAAGCCGGGGCCGATCGTGGTCTGCGTGATGATGTCGCATGGATTGATGAAGGTCCCGGTGGCGGGCGCCGGCGTGACGTCGTCCGGAATCATGTTCGTGTACGGCCAGTTCGTGTAGTTGCTCCACTGGTTGCGCAGGTTGATGTCGCTGCGCTGGAACATGAACATCCACGTCGCCACCATGCCCGCCGTATTCTGCAGCTCCACGCGGTGGCTGCCCGTGACGTTCTTGAAGTCCCACTCGTACGCTGACTTAAGCAAGTACTTCTGCTCCTGCGATGCAAAAACGCGCGACTCTTCGGCCGACAGGAAGCAGTACGTGGACAGCAGGTGCACGTCGGCGTTCCAGTCCGTGCGCTTGTCCAGATAGACGTCTGTTGTGGAGATGTCCACCGCGGGGGGCGGCTGCAGGAAGCGGTAAAACTGATACTCCGGCTCGTTGAAGTTGGGCTGAATGAAGGGCGCCTGGGCGACCTGCGCCGGGGTGAGCGGCCCGGTGGTCTGCGGCGGCATGTAGTTAATGTCGCGCGTGACGAAGAGCTCGCGCACGGGGCGCATGACCACGTCAATCTGCAGCTCGTTGTACTGCAGCGCCACCAGCGGGAACGCGGTGCGGCTGTTGTTGCAGAACCACGCATTGAGCGGGATGTAGAGCTTGCGACCGCGAATGGAGGGCTCCGGTCCCTGCTGGCTCGTGTTGTAATACACGTTGGGGTACGTGCCTCGGCGCCCGGAAAAGTTGGCGGGATCGGTAAATTCGGGGATGTTGCCGGACATGGTGTCGTACAGGAAGCGCTTCGTGCCGTTCAGGTCGCGCTGCACTTGGGCCAGCAAGTACTTGCCCGTCATGCGCTGCAGAATTTGGCCACCCACGGAAAACGTTATTTCCTTGATCATTTGCGTGCCCAGATTTTCAATCCAGCGGAACTCGTAGGGGCGCCAGGCGTCGCTGCACCCAATTGGCGGGTAAATCGGGCTCCAAATGGTGGGCAGCGTCACCACGAGGTAGGTGTCCATTATGAGCTCGGCATAGCGGGGCACGGTGAACGTGAACCGCGACTCCTCGCTCATGCGCAGGTTGCGCAATCCATTGAAATCAATACGGAACTTTTGAAGGCCGAAATTGGTGTACTTGGCATACGTGGTCTTGAAAAACGACTTTTTCGGGTTGGAATTTAGAATCACGTTCTGGTTGCCATACGACACAATGTTTAGTAGTCCGCCCGTCATTTTATATTGTAATGTTGTATTATTTTTTATGATGATAATGTAATATCTGTTATTTGTGTTTATATTTGTATTTGTTGCAAACAATGTCCGAAGCGGATGTATCACAGCCACAGCCACAGCCACAGAGTAAACTGACCACCATGTTTTCAAAATTCCGCGCGGGGTTTGCTTCACCTGGTGAGATACTTTCTGGTGCCAATTTATCCGCCAATTTGTCAAGTTTCAGTAACAACGTTTCATTATGGGGGCTGGTCATATTTCTACTGGTGACTGCGGTTGTGGTTTACACTTTTATCCGAGATTTCACGTTGCAGAACACAGAACAAAGGTCAATCAACACGGTTCAAGTCGCGAATCGGCTGCAAAGCATGACCGACGACAATTTGAAACAGCCGTTGCGCAACTTCTACATCAAAACGGCGCTGAACTGCTGCTGTTTAGGCGATTGGAAAAACAATTACGTGGATTTGCTTGCGCTGAAATACGCCATTTTGCAAGGTTACCGTTGTTTGGATTTTGAAATTTACAGCGTGAACAACCAACCCGTTGTGGCGGCTTCAACCAAACCAAAAAATGATTTTCGCATGGAAACGTTCAACCACTTACCGTTTGCGGATGTGTGCCGGGCACTCAACTCCGACGCATTCACGCTAGCGCCAAATGCGAAGGACCCGTTGCTGATCAGCCTGCGGATTAAAAGCAACAACACGTCCCCGGATTTCATAAAGGGGATCATTGATGGTATTAAAACGTTTCCGGACACGAGGCGGCTTGGACCGGAATACAACTACGAATTCGGTGGACACAATTTGGGCAAGGAGCCGATCGGAAATTTTGCGGGCAAGGCCATTATTCTATCGGACGTGTCAAACCCGATCGTAAACCACAACTGCACAACCGACCCCGCAACTAAATCCATGTCGGGAGATATGTGTTTGAACCAGTACATCAACTTTGGAATCAACTCCCCGTTTTTGCACAAACTGGATTACGAAATGGGGGTTAAAAACACGGGCAACATGACGGATTTGATTGAGCACAATAAAAAGAACATGAGCATAGTGTTTCCAGATCCGCCGTTTAGCGCGAATGTGAATTTCAATGTGGCGAAAAGCATGGGGTGTCCGCTGATTGGCATGATGCCGCAATTGGACGATGCGAACTTGAACGCATACAACGACGAGTTCAACAAGGCCGGCTGCGCATTCATACTGAAGCCGCCCGAGCTGTGCTATCAGCAAGTGATGATTGAAACACCGAAACCACAAGACCCGGCGCTGTCATTTGCCGGACGCAATGTGAGCACGGATTACGCAAGTTGGAGCGTTTAAATCGTAAATCGTAGTGGTGCAGATGCAGAGAGCAGAGAGAGAGAGCAGAGAGATAGATAGAAAATGATGACAAGCGTTTTTGAGCTTTTCATTATTTTTAGTTTTTGAATTCAATCCGACCCTATCTTACCTTCCTTAATTTAATGAGAGGCGGCAGATCTGGCCTTGGAAGCAGCAGCGGAAGCTTGGGCAGCAGCGGCCTGGGCCTTGGAGGCAGCAGCAGCAACAGCCTTGGAAGCGGACTTGGCAGCAGCCTTGGAAGCGGACTTGGCAGCAGCCTTGGAAGCGGCCTGAGCAGCAGACTTGGCAGCGCTGGCAGCCTTGGAGGCAGCCTTGGAAGCAGACCTAGCAGCGCTAGCGGCGCTAGCGGCATGGCGACGGACAGAGCGGCTGGCGGCGCGGCTGGCAGAGCGGTGATGACGACGAGTGTGAGCCATTTTGATTTTGAACTGGTTATAAACTAATGCAAGAAAAAAAAATAAATGAAACCAAAACGAACCAAAACGAACCAAAAAGAAAATAATTTCACCAAATCGTATCGGTGGAATGCCAATACATTTTGTCGCCTTTTTTAATGTTATAAATGCTCCTAAATAATTCCAAACGAGACAACGGACAGTTCACACGATATTTATCCATGGGGTGGGGGTTCACTTTCAATTGCGCCTGAATGGCCTTGTCCAGAATTTTTTGGCGTCCTTGAATTGCAATATAAACGAAAAAAGCTTCAAACGACAAGGACTTGATTGGCACAATGTCGTCGTTCTTTTGCTGGAAGTCCCTTAAGTATTCCATGCAAATCGCCAGCCCCGAAATGTCGGCTAAATTCTCTCCGGTGCTTAATGTTCCATCCATTTTGATTCCGTCGTACATTGCAAACGTTTCATACTGTTTCACCACGTCCTTAACCTTTGCTTCAAACTTGCGCCGGTCCTCCTTTGTCCACCAATTGTGCAAGTTGCCTTGGTAGTCGTACTTGCTGCCGTTGTCGTCCAAGCAGTGCGACATTTCGTGCCCCAGCGTGTACCCGATGTGAGCCAGGTTGTACTCTATGCCGCGTTCGTCCAGGTCAATGAACGGCTTCTGCAAGTACCCTAAAGGAATGTAAATCGTGTTTTCAACCGGCGTGTAGTACGCGTTCACAATGTACGCTTGCGACCCCACCAGTTTGAACTTCTCCCAGTCAATGGTCGGAATGTCGCCCTTGAATGCGGTGCCGTCTATGGAAATCATTTTTTTGGTCCGCCAGCTGGCAATCAATTTCATGTTTTTGTAAGCGTCGTCGCTGCTGTAGTTCAAAATCGGGTCTTCGCGCATCATGGTGGGGTTGCCGACCACCAGTTTGATGCGTTCCAGCTTGAGCAGCGCGTACTTTTTGGTTTCGGGCGACAACCACGTGTTGCGCTTAATGATGCGCTTGAACACGGTGAGCAAATCGGTGGCCAAGTTCTTCACATACTCCACGTGCTCCTGCTTTTTGTTGCGTTCCACGTACTCGTTGGTGAGGAACGTGTTGAAGCACATGGAGAGTCCAAACACGGGGTAAACGTCGTCCGGAAACGGCACGGGTTGCCCGCTCACGAACTTGCCGTGGAATTCCCAGTAAATCATGCGCCATTTTTTGTGGAACCGCATGATTTGCCGGAACACAATGTACATGAAGTACGTCCGCCACTTTGGCGTTTTCCATGCGCCGTCCTTGGTCAAGATTTGCATGATGCACTTCAAGTAACTCAGGTTGGTGCAGATGAACGTGTTTGGAACCGTTTTGTAGCCAATTTCGGTTGCCAGACGGGCCCAGTCAAACCCGTACTTTTCCAGCGCGTCGGCCTTGGTGACCACGTTGTAGTACTCTTCGCTCTCGTGCTTCACCGATTCGCACCCCATTGCAATGAGCATTTCGTATTCCACGTCCCACACGTCGCTCGCTTTCAACCCGTGTCCGGTTCCGAGGCACGCGTCAAACATGTCGCGAATGTATTTCAAATATCTGGTTTTGAACACGCGCTTGTAGTGCGTCGTGGAGGCATCCGCGGTTTCGTCCTCCACGTAAATGAGGTAGTCGTAGATGGTGAGCTGCGGCGGGGAAATGTTGCTCCTGTAAACGGACGAGTTTTTTTGGTCCTTGCTGACCGACCACGCAATGGGGCAGCCCCATGAAATGGTTTCGTTTTGATTAATCTGTGCTAAAAGCCAGTAGAGGTCGTCGTTTGCAATGCCCTTGTCTATGGCGTTCACCGTGTATTTCACCTCCTCGCGTGCCTTTTCGCAGTCCAAATGCAGCATGGAATTGTAGAGGTTTTTTATCGCGGTGGCCTTGGCGGTGTGGTTGGTTCGGATGTACTCTTTGACCATGTCAATCAACTCGTAATACACCTTTTCTTGGGTGATCCTAAAACTGTCGGCTTGAACGTAGTACTTGTTCTTTTCTTGCAGCTCTTTGCTTTTGTTGGCGATCCACTGGTAGTTGATGTAGTCATAGTAGTCATTTTTCGCGGTCACCTTGGACGGCGCAAACGGCGTTTTGAACAGCTTAACCAACGACCTTTCCACATTTTCATTCTCCGTCTTGGTTGCAGTTTTGAATCTTTTTTCAAACCCTTTTTCAAAACTCGCTAGAACCCGCGGTCCTGCACACTTGACTGTGCGACTGTGTTGTGATTTCAGGGGTTTCTTGGTTTTTGGCATCGTGACCCGTATATTTAACAATTATTATTTTTTAAGGGACATGCCGTTAAGGGACATGCCGTTAAGGGACATGCTGTCCCTTATGATCCCTTGCTTACATCACTTGCCTCATTTGCCTCACTTGCCTCGCTTGCCGCCCTTGCCGCCCTTGCCGCCATTGCCGCCATTGCCGCCCTTGCTTGCTGCTGTTGCTCCTGATATTTCCGTTGTTCTTGTTGTAGTCTGTATTGCCGTGATCCAAAATCCATGAATTTGCGAATCTCTCCATATTTCATTTGATTTTTGGATTGCACCTGCTGGGATGGTCTTGGCTTCACCCCCAAATACTCTGTAACCACTTTAACCGGGTCGTTCAATTCGTGCAGCCGTTCAACCGCCGTCGTTTCATCGTAATCGGTTTGTCGGACAATGAAGGCAATGGCTTGTGCAAAATATTCTTGCTGAACGGCGGTTTTCAGTTCTTCGCCTTGCAAATGTTGCAAATGTTGCAAGTGTTGCAAGTGCGGTGGCAGAGTCATTGGATGGATGTGTGTAATTATATAATTATCATTGTTTTTAATTACTTTTTTGTTGCAAGTTTGATGCGCACGTTTCTGTTTCTATTCAATGTTCACGCGTATCCATCGCATCGCATGTTAATTGTATTGTAAACCATATTAAACAAATGGCAGAGCATTCATGTAGTATTGCATTCATGACAACAATCGCGTCTTCTACACTGGTCAACATCGTATTGGATGAACTGCGTCAATCTTTGGAACCAAAGGTGTCGCATATGTTGGCGGATTATCAGTTATTCAAGGAAACACATGAAGCCGTGCTTCAAATCCCGTTTGTGAAAATGTTGTTGGAACAACGAAGCATGTGCAAATGTAAAGAAAACAAATGCATTGATTCTTCTAACGAAGGCGCTGCAAACGAAGGCGCTGCAAACGAAGAACAAATCAAACTGGAAATCATTGACGTTTCACCCGTGGATGCGCCGAATTTAGATTCCATCGCAGAGTACATCAATGCCATTGACCCATCGGAAGAAGAAGAAGAAGAACAAGAAGTAGAAGAGCAAGAGCAAGAGGAAAAGGAAGTAGAAGAGCAAGAGCAAGAGGAAGTAGAAGAGCAAAAACAAGAGGAAGTAGAAGAGCAAGAAGAGCAAGAAGAGCAAGAAGAGCAAGAAGAGCAAGAAGAGCAAGAAGAGCAAGAAGAGGAAAAAGA